GGGCATTCTACAGAAACGAATTGATGGTGAAATAGAAAAATTCTCCGAAGAGATTCGTTGGTTGAATGTAAAGGCAGAATTTGTCAAGGGTGTGCTTGAAGATCAAATTACATTCAAGGGTAAAACCAAGGCCCAGGTTGAAAAACTAATATTGCAACATACTAGTGCATTACCAACCGATACGGATAGATTGCTTCGAATGAACCTATTGACTCTTACCAAGGATATGATTAAAGATCTTATGGATAAGATAAAAGAGACTAAGGATAATTTGAAATTCTGGAACACTACAACTACAAAAGATCAATTCATATCAGACCTTAAATTGGGATAAGTTATGCTGGGTTCAATTGCATCATTTATAATTGCTTCAACAATGGCAACACAGCCGGAATCATTAGCTGTGGATCTTGAGGAATATGTATGTATGGTTAGAGCCGTACATTTCGAAGCCGAGGGTGAATCAAAAAGTGGTAAGCAGGCCGTGGCCAATGTAATATTAAATCGAGTAAAAAGTAGTAAATTTCCAAATACTATATGTGGTGTAATTGAACAAGGTCAAACACACGCTAATGGAGTACCCAAGAAAAATAAATGCCATTTTAGTTGGTACTGTGATGGTAAAAGTGATGATATTAAGATTAAGAATAAACCACAACGGAATTCTTTCGAGGAAACTGCTTTAATAGCTTTTAAAGTTGTCAATGGTGAATTGGGTGATATAACATATGGTGCGAATCACTATTATGCTCATGATAAAGTAACACCATACTGGAAGTCGGATAAGGATATAACAATAGTTGTTGATAATCATACATTCGTTAAGTTATAAATACAATGATTAACCCACAAAGCTAATGGAGACAAGCTTTGGAAGATTACGAAAAAGAAAGATTAGCTAATATTGAAAAACGCTATGAAAAATTTCTTGTTATTATAACTGATCTTGAAAAAGCAGTTGATCGAATTTCAGTAATTTTAGAACAATATAAAGATGCAAAAATTGATGAGCGTTTGCGTCAAATAGAATTAGATATGATGAATGAAAAAATGGTATCAAAAGCGATACAATGGCTTGGAGTATCTGTCGGTGGTACTACAATTATTCTTGTAGCTTCATATTTGTTCGGTGGTATGCAATGATCGCTAACTTAGCACAATGGGCAATATTACCCATCTACTTTATTGCATTAATTTTAGCGACAGGCAATTTGCGTCACATATATAAATGCTATAATCAACCGTATCATTTTATTTTGAACTTTTTAACTATGATTACTTCTTCATCTTATATAATATTGCAAACTCAGTGGATAGTACAGGGAATAAGTGATGATATACCATCATTTGTTGATGCTGCTTGGTTGATTCACGAATATATGATTGGCATTGTTTTACTATTTAATGTTGCAGCCACACCTATGAAAAATAAAGAAGAGATATGGGATAATGAGTGAAGTATTTGATTTTGGTTTTACTGCTGTTGACGAAGATGAGTTGGAGTCAGTACAATCAATTAAAGCCGAAGCTGAAATGGCCAATGAGTCATCAGCAGAGGTTCAACAAAGGCTTGATAAGTTATATAATGCAATACTACCATTGCTAAATAACTTGAAAGCAAATAGCGAGAAGGACTATATCTATTGGCCTAATCGTATTGAAAAAGTGGAACAATTTGAAGACCACATACTTAACATTTATAAAGGATGAATATATGCGAAATGAACATGAGCTCTACACTGCTAAAATGCTACGTAAACTAGAGGCACATAAGAAAGGCAAGCGTACAAAGGTCACAATTCCAAACCACCGTGCTGATAAAGAAAAGAATCGGCAATTCATTACAATGACCGGATTTGAATTTTGGGGAGACCCCAAGGCCAAACCGAAACAAGATTAAAGCACAGGGAGTCTTCGGACTCCCTTATTTCTTTCTGTTATATCCTTATAACAAATTAATTTAAAAAAGATGAAAAAAAGTGTTTACACCTTCTAGCTTTATGGTATAATGGTTACATAATCAAATGAAGGAAAAAACATCATGACTACTCTTACTCTTAACACCGGCGACCTGATCAAATCATACGATTTCTCAAAAGAAATGCAGCCTGGTTGCTACATGGTTGGTTTGGTTGAATCTGTTAAAGACGGTATCATCGAATGTAAAATGGTTAAGTCTTTCTTCGCTGGTGAAGAATATGATCACCCAAACAAAGAAGGTGGTTTCAAGACTCTGGTCCAGGGTATGGGTTTCTTTGACAATGAAAGCACTCGTATCGAAATGATCGCCACCGCAGCTGAAATCAAAATGGTCATGGAGGCATAATGAAATACTTGAAAGAAGTTACAGGTGTGGCCGGGGACTTCAGATACCCCGAGCACATCTACATTCTAAACGACGCTGGCAAACTTGTTGGCTTTATTAAAGAAAATACTGACGATATAAAGATTTTTAACAAACCACTTTCGTTCTCAAAATCACGTCGCAAATTTACTGAAGTTAAAGGATTTAAATAATGACTAAAATGACTCGTCTTGAAATGATCAAAGCTGCTGCCGAAAAAATCGAACGTCGTAAGAAGTTCAAAGGTAAATCTGCCATTGGTAAATTAACTGCCGCAGCCTCTCGAGAACTTGAAGCTCGTGCCGAAGCGAATCGTAAGTTCGATGAAGAGATTGACCGTCTGAATGATAACACTCATTTGTACTGGAACGATGCTTCTAAATTTGCCGAAAAACACTACGGCGAAACATACCGTGAAACAACCAAGTTTGATAACGAATGGGATTAAGGTTATAACAAAAAGATATAAAAAGTTTGTTTACTTTTATTGCTACATTTGATAAAATGGTTACATCAAATCAAACAAGGATTATATTATGAAAATTTTCATCTATTTCATTGCCATCGCAACACTAATTTTCATTGTTCCATTTGCAACAATTAACTCAATCAATACTCTGTTCGGTACAGATATTCCCATGACAGTAAACACATGGTTTTCCGCACTTTGGCTTGGTATCATTGTTGGTGGTGGTTTGTACCAAGGTGTTCGATAATGAGTACTTCGGCACGTAAAAAGGCTCAGCGCCAGGCAGAACATGCCAAACAAAAGGCTGAACGTAAATTTGCCGAAAGATTTGCTTCAAAGAAAACAAAGAAAAATACATTTACTGAGTATACTCCTAAGGAATCTTATGTGCGCGAAACGCCGAAATATCCAAGCCTCACGTCGACGAACCCACATGTTGCTGCAAAACCAGAACGTGTTGACTACACCGGAGACCTTATTTGCGGAATTGCCACGATGCATAAGAGCAACATTGTCCCAGTCATGCGAGGAACAAGCCAAGCAGAAGACATTGCAAAAATGCGGAGAAACTGATGAAGATAACGAATCCTAGAAATTTTCACTTTCGTGCCTGGGTTATGAACAAATGGATGGATTACAAAAATGAAATATATGAGATGGATGGTGTTATTGTAGATACTGAACCGTCGGTATATTTTAAACGATACAAATGGTGGTTGAAAAACCAATACAAACTGGAGATGAAAAATGCAAAATCGTGATGAAATGATCAAAGCCTTGACCGATGGTATTTGCCGAGTTAAATTCACTAAGGTCAATGGTGAAACCCGTGATATGGAATGCACACGCAACTTGGATATGATGCCAGAATCGGTTCGTCCAAAACATGCTTCTCATATTCCGGAAACAGTAATTCCTGTATATGATTTCAATGCAAATGGATGGCGTTCATTTAAAATTGAAAATGTATCTTCATTTGAGGTCATAAAAAATGGAAGATAAGTTCTTTGATCGAAAGAAATTTTCTATGATCGTTGAACAAAAAGCACTATTGCCTGGTGTTGGTTACATGGATGCAATTATTACAATGTGTGAAGAATACAGTCTTGACTTTGAAGATATTGGATCCTTACTAACACCATCGCTGAAACAAAAAGTTGAAGCAGAGGCAATTGAACTGAACTATATGAAAGGTGGAAACACGTTACCGTTATGATGAAACCATTTGATGCTTACCGTTATTACAATGCACTGAAACTACATTTTGGTGGTAAATACGATGCTATCAAATATCAGTTTAAGACTAGTGCTAATGAAAAATCGTTTTGGAATCGTAAGGATAAATTCTTCTTTGCTAAAATTGCAAAACGATTTAATAATGCTCCTGATCTAATTAACTATTACGTAGCTCATTTTGCCAATGGTGATGTTTGGGTGGGTAATATGTTAAAGGATGAGGATGTATATACCGATTGGATAAAGCGTAACGAGTCTCTGGCATATAATTTTGAACAGGACTTACATAAACTTGAAGAAAAGGCTGAGTCGTTTGATGCGCTATTTGCACTGGAAGATGGCCCCTATCCCCTAATTATTCAAGAATATTTGTCAGGTGAGATTATGCTAGAGACCGTTGCTTTATTCGAGAAGTATTTTGGAATGATGGACCGTCTTGACACTCAGATTACTGATACTATCATATGGCCTGATGTCAAGACTAAAGTCCAGAAATATGCTCCATTTATTACAATGGAACATGATAAAATTAAGAAAATTATTCTAAAGGTGTTTAATGGGTAACAATGTTGAAATAAACGGTGCGTTACTTCCCATCGAAGAACTACACCTGAATTATTTGACCCATTTGTTGAGACATAGATTCGGCTTTATGGAATCGTCTCGTACTAATGTTCCAGTCAATAATAAAGGTGAGTTGATGCCACTTTATACGTATCCATGCTATGAATGGTTACATTCCATTGATTGGTTTGGTGCGAATGTTTTTGAATTTGGCGTTGGGTATAGTTCATTATGGTGGGCCGAACAAAAGAGAGTAAATCTTTCAGGAGTCGAAGATACTGAAGTTTGGGCCAAGTTTGTTACTGGTAATTCTCAAAGAGATGTAGATATTACAACAGCAATTGATGAGGATGAATATATTGGAGTTTGTTCTGGTGTATATGATGTCATTGTTGTTGATGGTAAACACAGAACAAAATCTGCTGAACGAGCATTGAAACATATCAAAAATGATGGCATTATTATTCTTGATAATTCAGAAATGTACGTACAGGCAAAGGAGATATTGGATAAGTCAGATATGATTCCAATCCATTTCCATGGCTTTAAACCCATCCATGTTGAAACCGAAACAACATCATGTTACATTGGTAGAGCATTCAGTCGTAAACCTAGATCAATAGTACCAATGGGTGGTACTGATAGAACATTAAGGTCAAAATAATTGAAAAAAAGTTGTTTACATCTTGCTAAGCATGATATATAATAGGCTTACATTATGAAACAAGTGGATAATACAGTTAATACAACGCAATACAAGGATACTACATATGTCATTTGCAAATCTTAAAAAATCTCGTGCTGCTTCTATGGACAAACTGCTCAAGGCAGCAGAAAATGTTGGTGGTGGTAACCAACAGAAATCTTACGGCGATGATCGCTTCTGGAAACCAACCCGCGATAAAAGCGGCAACGGTTATGCGGTTATTCGTTTCCTCCCTGCTCCAGAAGGTGAAGACATTCCATGGGTACAATACTGGGACCACGGTTTCCAGGGACCTACTGGTAAATGGTACATTGAAAACTCACTAACTTCTATCGGTCAAAATGACCCAGTGTCAGAATACAACTCTGTTCTATGGAATAGCGGTCATGAGGAAGATAAGGAACAGGCTCGTAAACAGAAACGTCGCCTACATTACGTATCAAACATTTATGTGGTATCTGATCCAGCTAATCCACAAAACGAAGGTAAAGTATTCCTTTACAAGTTCGGTAAAAAGATCTTTGATAAAATCATGGATGTAATGCAACCACAATTCCAGGATGAAACACCAATCAATCCATATGACTTCTGGGAAGGTGCTGATTTTAAAATCAAAATTCGCAATGTACAAGGTTGGGTTAACTACGACTCTTCAGAATTTGCCGCACCATCTGAATTCCTCGGTGGTGATGAAACTGATCTAGAGGCAGTTTACAATAAATTGGAACCTCTTCAGGACTTCTTGGATCCTAAAAATTACAAATCATATGCTGAACTGAAGGCAAAACTTAATCAGGTTCTTGGTGAAGGTGCTCCAATGACCACTGCCGAATCAATTGATCTTGATGAAACACGTGATTATGAACCACCGGTTCAGAAAAAGGCATTTGAAAAACCACAACCAAAGGTAGAGGAAACCTCTGCTGATGAGGATGATACATTATCATACTTTGCTAAATTGGCTGCGGATTAAAGTTTACGGGGGTGATTAGTTCACCCCCTTTTCTTAAGGAATTTATATGTATGGTATAAAATTCTATATGGGAGAGGATATTGGATGGATGTTTCTTAATAATGTTAATACACAGAAACCTGTCCCATTTAAAACTGAAGATGAAGCTGATGACTATGCAAAGTGTATGGCATTCAAATATAATAAACTTATATATGAAATAGAGGAGATTCCTATAAATGAAATTGAGTAAGAATTTTTCAATGGCTGAGTTCACAAAGTCACAAACTGCTGAACGTAAGGGCATTGATAACACTCCGCAAGGTGAACATTTAGATGCTGCTGTGGCACTATTTGAAAACGTTGTTCAAAAGGTACGTGATCATTTTGGTCCTACTGTATTGAACTCAGGGTACCGTAGTCCTGAACTAAATGCTGCGGTTGGTGGGTCGTCCAAATCACAACACTGTAAAGGTGAAGCCGCAGATATTGAAGTTCCAGGTGTAGCTAACGCTGACCTTGCAAACTGGATCCGTGATAATTTGGACTTCGACCAACTAATTCTTGAATTCTATACGCCCGGTATTCCGGATTCTGGTTGGGTACATGTAAGCTATAAAGCTGATGGATCAAACCGTAAATCAATACTAACAGCGAGTCGAGTCGATGGTAAAACTGTTTATAGCAACGGCATTAACGCTTAGTGCCAATGTAACCTTAGCTGATACATTTCAAACGGAAGTTCCAGTAATATGTGCTGACACATCTACTGTACTGGAAGGATTGCAAAATGAATATAGCGAGGAAATAAAATTTATTGGTTCGAAGGATAGAACTGATACTGTCTTTACTACATTATGGACTAATAGTGAAACTGGAACATGGACAATTGTTATAACAAGTCGTGAAGAAGGTGTATCATGTCTATTGCAGGAAGGTAAAGGTGGTTATCAATTATTCAGTGATGATATAAAAACCTAAGAAAAAGGGGACCTAATCGGTCCCCTTTTTCTTAGGTGTTTATATCATCACTGAATAATTGATAACCACCTTTACCTTCATTTAATAGACATGTTACACCTTCTTCACGACTTGTTACAACAATTG